ATAATCCCCTTTTTATTCCTAGAGTCAGGTCTTCTTTTAGGTATAAGTGAAGTTTCAGGTGCCGCCATTTACGTAGTCCCTAAGCTGCTTTAGTTTACGTAAGGCAATAGCTTGACCTTGAAGACGGTATAAGTTGTGAGAATCATCTGCCTGTTCCATAGCCCTGTGCGTGTCAGCCAGTCTAGTATCCATCTCCTCAAGAAAGGAATCCCACAAAGGTTTATCATTTACTAAAGACTTTAGATTTTTCATGCGGCACCTTCACCTGTATTGCCTGAGAAGCCCTGTTCTCCTGGCTGAGGGGCTGTACCAGTACCTATAGTACCTCCCCCTGCCCCAGACGTATCCTGCACCTGAGCACCCGCTGGTGCTCCCTTAGGGCCAGGTTGTGCTGGAACGCCCTCTTGTGGTGCTGCAGGCTCTGGGTTCTGCTCTCTAAATACTTTAAACAACTCTGCCTGTAGTTTAGCGTCAACCATTGAGTTGACTACCTTGTCTGGATCTAGGTCCATAGACTTAGCCATCTCACGCATAATGTAGTCCATCTTAGCAAACGGAGCTAAGGCTGGGTTCTGTGTAACCTGTAGGAACTGCATCAGTCGTTGTGACCTTACTTCGTTAGCCATCAATGACTCAGTACCTTGAGCCTTAACTTCTAGATCACCCTTGATGTCTTGGTCAAAGTCAAACTGCATGTTAAAGTTAAAGAAGGCTTTACCTAGTGGGCCAAGGAGATAGTCGTCTACGTTCTTAACTACATTACGAATACTACCGTTAGCAGCAGACATAAGCATTGAGATACCAGAAGCTGTACGTCCTACACCTGACACACCTGTCTGACCGTGTGCGAAAGAAGGAAATCCTGTGCTCTCATCAGCAAGTACTCTAGCCTTGTCGAAGAGTTGTAGGTTCTCATTTGATACATTCGGGAACTTGGTTCCGAAGATGGCCTGTCCTGGTGCACCCCCTTGTCTCCTAAAGACTTTTCCTGGGTACACTGATAGGTCTTGGCCTGGCACCAAGTTGGTCTCATCAACCTCGATTATTAGGTTACCTGATAGAGCAGCATTGTCTACTGCCATTCTCATAAACCCATTCATAAGGGTCTGAGTATCATCCATATTCTCAGCTATACCTACACCAAACAGGCTGTACGGATTAACCTCATAAGGAACAGAGTAGTACGGTATATAAGAAGGCGTAAATGGATTAAGTACAAGACGAAGAACCTGACCATTGCAAGTCCATATGTTTACAGATACTTGATCATACTCTTCTAACTCTGGAGGAACATCTACCTTCTGATCTTTAAGAAGATCTACTTCTACGTTACCCCAAAACTCAAGAACCTGATAACGTTCTGCCTTAGACTCATTAGCTTCGTCCTCCATGATCTGTTCCCACCACTCTTTAGTGTAGGACTCACCCATAGATACGGCTGTATCAATAGCATTTTCACGAAAGAATGGACGTTTCTTTAGTGCACGTAACTGTGTTCGAGACATCTTGTGACGCTCAACAACATACTCTGCATCATCCATATTGATTGCGTCAGGGTCTGGATAGAAGTTCCATGTAGAAACAGAAGAACACTTAGGTACAGTCTTTAGTATGGGTTCGTAGTCACCTTCTTCAGACCAGTTAGGATATTCTTTATCTACTGCGAATGGACCCTTCATGATACCTGTGCCAAATAATGCACACTCAAAGGCTGTTGTACGTAGTTCTTTACGTGCGTTAGACTCTTCTAGCTGGTCATGTATTTTCTTTTCCATCTTCTTAGCTGCAACCATAGCTGGATGAAAAGTAATTTGGGTAGGGGTAGATCCCTCGCCTTCTTTGAGTTTATCGCCTAGAGGCTCAAGTTTACTTCTTAAGCCAGCAAGACGTTCTTGAAACTCAGGGAATGTTTCACCTGGTTCTAGCTTGGGTATATCTACTTGACCATCAGACTCCATCTTCTTGATGTTATCGTCTGTCTCAACATGAACAGCTTCAAGTACACCGTCAGGAAGTACAGTAGGGTTGATACTAATTGGAAACTTGTTGGCTCCAAAAAGAACCTCTACGATCTGTCCGTAGGCAGCAAGTACTTTAGTCTTAGTTACCTTAACAAATACTTTAGACTTCTCAGTAGAAGTAAAGCTAACGTCTGGTCCGTATAAACCTCTGTAGTTTCTGTAAGCTTTGATCCAACGCTGCTCTTCAGTGTACCTTGCCTCTTCTGCTTTATAAAAACGTTGTTGGACATAATTGACTATAGAACCAACAGGTTCGTCTGCACCAAGACCCTCTTCAGAATCTTCAATGAAAGACACCTCAGAGTCATCCATGTTTACTTCTTCATTCAAGATTTCATCTTCTTCCATAGTAGATCCTTAGTCTAATATCCAAATTGAGGGTCAGCTGCCTGAAAACCTGTCCTTTGATCGGCTGAGTCAAAGTCAAACAAGTTACTCCTTGGTCTTGTCATTACTCCGTAGCGTAGCGCATCATAAAGGTGATCTTCTGCTTTAGTGTCTACATCTTCTGGATTATTCTTATCAAGAGGAATAGAGGGTAGCTGTGCTATTGTATTAGTACAGTTGTTAAAGAAAACTATTCTTGGATTTTCTGTGAACTCGTCAACCTGTAATCGTCTATGTATTTCATTCTTACCTGCAACACGTGAACCTTTTGATCTATCGGATGGACGCCAGTGGCATCCTTTCATGATCATTGTCTCTGCTAGGCTTGGCCCTGTGTCTCCACGTTTGTGCCACAAAGAACTATCGAGGACACCATACCTTATTTTCTCTGCTGATTCAAGTTCTAAAATAGTTTCTGCTAAGTCTGTAGCTAAAACTTTAGACACATATAATTCCCTATAAACAATCAACTGTTCGTCTGGTGCTATAGCAATCCAAACAACCCCAGTGTAAGATCCGTATCCGTAGTCACATGCTCTAAACCTAGTCCAACTTGAGGGTATGTCGTATGGTTCTATTACGTGAATCTTCCTATTAAACTCAGAGAAGGCTGCTCCCTCGTTAATGTCCCAGTCACCTTCAAGTAGTTGTCGTCTTTGGTGCTCAGGTAGAGAAAGTAGGTTAGCTTCGTACATACCATCGTCTGAAAGGTATGGGTTATCAAATAGAGTAGCAGGAATAAACTTTCTTTTAAAAAGTGGCTCTCCTTCTCTAGTGTGTCCCTTAGGCCAACAAATTACTTCACCTTCTGGATCTGTAGCCCAATACGAATGTCCTGGCTCAGCTGGATCAATAAAGGTGCGTTTCACCCATTGGTGTCCTGGCCCACCTGGGTTACTTGTTGCTCTCATGTAGAGAGGTAACCCTGATGCCTTAGTAGTACGTAACCTTGAGCGCATATATGTCCATGCGTAACTTGAGTCCCATTGCGTCAACTCATCGAAGCCAATCCAATTAAAAGCCTGACCTTGGTATCTCATAACGTCATCGTCACGATCTAGGTAAGACATCCAGAGTGTAGCTCCACTTGGTGCTATCCAAGTCTTGTCTCTCTCCATAAACTTAATGCCAGGTATTGCCCTAGGGTATAGTTGTTTAGAGACCGAAATAAGTTCTCTTAGTTCTTCAGTACTACGTCTAACTAGAAGCATACTAGCATTAGGATTATTTAGATAACGAACAGGGTCAGCAACTAAACTATAGCTCTTGCCCCCGCCTGCTGCACCACCGTATAAGACCTCCTGTTCAGTAGCACTCAGGAACCTAGTCTGTGGTCCTGCGTTAGGCTGAAAGATAATCTCTTGTGCAGATTCAACATCGAAAGGTGCTGGCTTAACTGTCGCTGGGGTCTTCTTCGACCCAAGGGTTAACGTCTTCCCAGTTTTGTTGTCCTTCGATAGTTCTTGTAGCTCTACCTCCGATACGTTGCTTTTCGATTTTCTCCGCTTTGGTTGCCGCCTCTTTGTACCTCCTGGCATACTGCCTAGAGTTGTTGGACGACCTGCGCCTTTTTTCTTCGATTCGGACACGTTTGTATAACCCTACATGTGAGATATTTCTACCAGAGTTCTTAGATAGCCACATGGCTACTTGTCTAACACTGTACTCATTAAGAAATAATTTTGCTTTTTCTAGAAGTTCTAGTTCTTCTGGAATTGGAATAAGAAGATCTGGATCATCCTCGTCTTGCTTATAACCAAAGGGTATGTGTCGTCCTACTCGTATGATAGGATACCAGTCTCCCATCTCTCCTCTTAAAGGTATCCTCCACTCTACCTTATCTGGATATTCTGCTTTACTTGCTCTCTTACTCATCAGACTCCTTCGATGGTAAAATAAAGAGAGGTTCTGATGTCTTCACTTCCACCTTATCTGTCTTAGTAAAGCCTGCTCGATCTAAGATGTCCTTAGCTGCAAGCATCTTTTCTTTGACACCTAGGTCTGTTGGATCAGCCATTACACTAAACATAGTGTAAGCAGCCTTAGTGGACGATTGTGCAATAAACTTTTTAGTTAGTTCTGCGACCTCATCCACTAAGGAAGATGTTACTGAAGATGCAGACGTACCCTCAGCGTACCCCGAAAGCTTGACTGCTCTAATGGGGTCACCTTGGGCTTCATCAAAAAGAACGTCTAAGAACTTTTGTTGCTTTTCTGTTAGTTGACGTACCATTAAGAGCAGTCCTTACTGTTGAATTAATTCCTATTTTTTGGACTAAATAGTTTGTTAGGGTCAGCACTTCTCTTTTTCTGTCCTTTAAACTGAGCATCACCACCCCTTATTTCTTTTACAGAAGCAGGTAGCCCTAACTCATTACGTCTTGAACGACTCATCTCATTCCATTGCGCCCTTGTATACCTTGAAGCGCGAGAAGCTTTAGCATTAAGTTCTTCTTGACCTGCAGCTTTAATTTGTGTAACAGCTGCCTTTCCTTTAGGAGAAAGCCTTGGAGTCCTATTTCCTGCTTTTCTCATATCTCCTAATGTTCGATAGCCTTCCCTAGCTTTATCTCTACGCTTTGATTCCATTGTAGGAGATTCGATGTTAGTGTTACGCGTTTTAACTTCTGCTGCACCGCCGCCACGACCACTATACTTTTTCTTCTTTACAGGTGGCCTAGTCTTAGGTCTCACAGGTTTTTTCTCTTTTAAGTCACCTGCAAAAACAGCAGCCATAACCTTGCCGTTCTTGTCAGTGTAATACAGAGAGCCTGCTTTTTGGGCTGCAGAAATAGACTTATACTTACCAGCCTTTTTCTTCTCTTCTGTTAAGGAAGTACCCTTTTCCTTAAGTTTTCTATTTAAGTGTTGCTGTAACGTTTCTTTAGCCATAATCTTTTCCCTTTTATGAACATTCACATTTGTTGCAGGGACAAGCCCTATTTAGTATTGCACGTAAAATACGCTTAAGATAGTTCTTCATGTTTTTTTCCTATACGGTTTTACTTTAGCTGCAATTTTTTTAGGTTGGGCTACAAATTGTTTACCAGCAGCTTTGCCTTTTTGTTTAGCTTTTGTTGTAGCAGCGTACTCAGAAGAGCTAAGAGACTTAATAGCTTTCTTAGGAAGATAACGTTCACCAGTAGCCTTAGAACCTTGCGTAGAAGGTTTGCCACTTTTTGTTCGCCAGTCCTGTTTACCCCAAGACTTTAAACTCTTCTGAGATTTCTTTAATGTCATTAAGCTTTTTTAATACCTGTGTTAAGAGTACCACTGCTTTTAACCATACCGCCAATATTGTAAGTCATTACCTTACCGCCTTTAGCGTAACCCTTCTTCATGCCACCTTTGGCGTAACCCTTCTTCTTCATCATGGCTCCACCTTTATACATCTTACCCTTGCCATCCATAGCAAAGGAAGGAACCATCTCACCTGTCTTAGGGTTTTTCTTCATGGGCATTGCGCCACCAGCAGCATAACCCTTCTTCTTCATCATGGCCCCACCTTTAGCCATTCCTTTTTTCTTCATCATAGCACCGCCTTTAGCCATGCCCTTTTTCTTCATGGCTCCACCTTTAGCCATTCCTTTTTTCTTCATTTTCATTCTTCAGTCTCCCGATAAAGATTGTTAAAAACTCTCTGTGTATCCCAAACGTAGTCTACATCTTCTTTAGAGTTAAATGTGTGTTGATTTGGTCTAAAGTCAGGAGCACCTTCTCCTGTTTCAAACCAAGCTGGATGAGTTACCCTCACTCTATTATTAGGCAACGCAACCATGTTACCTGTGTACTGTCCTGCGTCTAACAACTCCAGTACGTGAGATTGTTTGTGTTGTGCAGGATCGTCTGCTACTTCATTGTCAGTATAGTCTACAGTGAAATAGTATTTAGCTGGGTAGAACTCTCCGTCTACTTTAGCAATCCAAGGCGCTGGGCTGGCTCTTTCTAGTTTATAGACAGAGTGCCAATGAGACATGCAGTCCCAAGGCTGTGCCAGAAAAGGAGGTAATTCCTCAGGCCATTCTTCGTATCGTGTATCAGCGACTAATGCAGTAAGGGGCATCCTAGCCCACATAGCGCCACCGTGTACATTTGGTTCATCTGTATCGTCAGACTCACACCCTGTAAAGATTACTTGAAAGCTTAGTGTACGGTTAGGCATTGTAGTAACACCGATAACCATACAGTGTAAGAACTCACCGTGATACTCTTCCATATTCTTAGTGTATTCACGTCTTACCCATGCTTTAAAGTGGGGTATATTGCTTTGGAGGTAGGGCATTAAGCATTTTCCTTCTGCTTTTTTAACTGTAGTTTTGCTTGCTTTGCAAGTTTAACTATCTCAGTCTTGCCCATTACCTTAGCACGTTGTTCTAATACTGTCAATATTTGTATCTTACGAGCGTAAGGCTTGTTTATTCTTTTTACCTTTGCAATTGTTTCCTTAGCATCTTTTATTGTAGCAAACTTTATTGATACTGTATCTTTAGGGTTCTCATCTGTGTAGAGTCTTCTACCAGAACCT